TCCTGCCCTGTGCATCAACAGTAATATTCGTATTGGTATAAGAAGCCGCTGTGACACTGGTATCAGCCAACTTTGCTGCAGTTACAGCGTCATTAGCAATAGTCAACGCACCAGTGCTAGCCAGCGTTGCATCGCCAGACATAGCAACTGCTGTTGGAACGTTGCTGCCGTTTCCAACAACCAACTGACCTGAAGTCAGGTTTGCAAGCTTAGTCAGCGCAATACTGCCAGCCAACATTGTGTTGGTGACTGTTCCTGTATCGCCTGAAGTGACCAGGGTGCCTGAAATATTGGGAAATGTGATTTGGCGATCCGCAGTCGGATTGACAAAGGCGAAGCTCAGTTCGTAGTCATCAGCCGAACTGCCTTCAAATGAAAGAGTGGCGGAAGATCCCAAATGGATATTTCCGCTAAACGTTGTTGTTCCTGTAAACGTTGGCCCAGCCAGAGACGCTTTTTCGGTATCAAGTTCTGCAAGCGCAGCCTGAACATTAGTCGCAGCAATGTTGCCGGTTGGACTAAATGAAACGTTGCTTGCAGCTGTAGCAGCTAATGCAGTAGACAAATCAAGGACTTGCCAACTAGTGCCTGTTGAAAGTAGGAAATCAGGTGGCGCAAGTGCTTCTGCTGGTGCGTTGCCACTGCCAGTGCCTGAAACGCTGACGGTGAGATAGTGGTTAAGGTTGCTTGCTGCAGGAGCAATTAAAGCCTGACCGACAGTCAGACCAATCGCAGTGCCTTTAGCCGTTACTGAAGCGACAAGATTTGTATTGGCGTCATACGTTCCAGCAAATACAATTTCACCACTAACGATGTCAATCGACTTGAAAGCGTTGCCATCAAACAGGTAAAGATTTTCGTTGAAAGCGTCATATAAAAACTGTCCGTTATAGTCAGCCGTTCCAAAATCAACGACTCCATTTGTATCTGGAGCACCCGCAAATCTGACGCTTGAGCCACTAGCAAGTTTGCCGCCGGTTACAGCATCGTTTGCAATGAGGGATGTTCCAATCGTTCCTGAAGTCAGTTTTGCTGCGCTGATGTCTGGAATGTCAGAAGCAGCCAGAGTTGTGCCAGCAGTTACGTGCCCACGAGTGTCAACAGTGACTTTTGGGTAAGTGCCAGCCGTTACCCCTGAAACGTCGTGGGTCAACGCGCCAGCGCCACTGACAGACAAAGCCCCAGACGGAATAGAAACCCCACCCTTGGCGGTTGTTGTACTGACAGGCAGATCAGTAGCGGCTAACGCAGCTGCTGCCGTAATATGACCTTGAGCGTTGTAAGTAATTCCGCTAGTCGTTCCAGCCGTAATGCTGTCGGTGTGATTGAGCTGACCACTGCCAGTAACGCTTAAGCCACTACCGACAGAAACGCCACCAACGGCGGAGGTTGTTGCCTTAGGTAAATCGCCAGCAGGAATGCTGCCAACAGCAGTAATGTGCCCAGAAGCATTAACGGTAAAACCATTTTTTGTCTGAGCCGTAACGCTGGACTGGTGCGATACAACGCCACTGCCATCAACGTTTAGGCCAGACGCAGTTGGCAGGCTGACAGCACCGCGAGCAGAAGCTGTCGCAGGATCAACTGAAAACGTTCCAGACGTAGATGTAAGACCAGTACCTGCCGCTGCACCGCCAAGTGCAGCATCAGTTGCAACCGGTAAATCACTAGCAGCAATAACCCGTGAGCTATACGCACCACCTGCTCCAGTTGGACCAGCTATAAATTCTTTTGCCCCTGAGCTAGATCCCAGAGAACTCGGCGTGATTGCCGCTAACTTTGCTGCCGGAATACTGGCGTCATCAATTAGGTCAACACCTTGCTCAACCAGGCTTTTTACACTGACCTTTTTGGTTTCGCTTGCGCTTACGTCGGCAATAGGCAGAACATCAGTTGAAGCTACGTCGGCTTCAGCCAGCTCTGTAAGGGCTGTAATCTTCTGATCGGCCATCGCCTGAAGCCCCTACAAGACTAATCTTCAATCTCTAGCTTACCGCTCCCAGGCTGCTCAAGCAGGATTCGGTCGGCATCTTCTTTGAGAACGTAGTTAACCACAATGCCAAGTCCAAGCTTAATTGAGATCGCACCAGTAGTTACGAAATTAAAAGTGGACACCGTCAACGCTCCAGTGCCTAGCCCAATCGCAGCATTGGTAACGATTCCTTTGAACTCGAAATAGAACTGATCTCCAGTGGCGTCTAAGTTCTTGCCTTTCTCAACAATATGCAACTCAGCGTCAAACTCGGCCCCGAGCTTTTGCCTCAAAATTAATTCGTGCAAATAACTAGGCACGTCTGAATCAACAGTCAGGCCAGCCTCATCAGGGTCGTAATGGAATTGGCATTCAATGCTGCCACTGCCGCTGATCAGGCTGCTTTCTTTCTTGCGAAACTCATCACTGAGTGCCGTAACGTCTACAACCTCGCGATCGTTGTTTAGCTCAAAAGAACGTACCAAGCCAAGAATGTTGTATTCAGCTTGGACGCTTTTGACTTCAATAGGGATGGCCGTTGTAATCGCTGCCAAAGTGATCTTGCCCGTGCTTTGACCGTTCAACGCATTTGCAAAAGTGTTGTAAAGGCAAATGCCCCCAAGCTCGTCAACATTGATGTACCAGTTGCCGTCAGGGAGTTGACTGCCGCCGTCCCAGCCAGACCCGTCGATAAAAGCAAGATTTGCACCGTTGGTGCTTTTGATCTGCAGCCGATCACCCGTCAGCAGCATCTCCTGCGGAAAGTCAAAGCTGAACCGCTTTTTTGTGACGTTCACGTCACCAGGATCAACAGTGCTTGCAAACGTGGTAGCAGGTGTGCTGCGTCGCAGTTTGACGACGCCTGAGTTGCCTACGAAGACGGTCATAGTGACTTACTGACGAAATCACCGCTCATTGTGTAGTTCACGTTTACGCGCATCACTTCACCAACAACACAAGACAGCTCGGCGCTGGTTAACACTGCATCAAACTCCATAAACTTGTCGTCAAACTTCAACTTCAACCTGGCCGTTGTAGTGATTGATATGTCTGCCGTAGTGTCTTGGTTGACTTGATTAAGCAGCTTGACTGGTGCGTCGTCGTAATACAACACCGTCAACGCTCCAGAGGCTGATCGCACTCCAGTCGTAAACGCTCGAACATCCTCGCTTAACGTCGTCACTTCAAGCGCGTCAGTATTAGCAGTCAGTGACCACTGCACAACCTTGGCGACTGCAACACCCCCAAACTCGACGCTGCCATCTTGACCCGCGTAATACTTAGCCATGGTCAGGCACCCTCAAGCTCGCCAATGAACTCACACGTCACTGTACTCAGTCCTGGCTTAACGCTTTGAACTGATGGCGGCGATTCATATTTCCACTTCAGTGCACTGTTTGTTTCGCGGATGTAAGGAGCCAAACCCGTCCCCGCTCCAGCCGCCACATTGCTAGTCGTGAACTGGGCATAGTTATCATTTTCCATAACGTCCACATAGTTTTGCAGCACCTCTGCAGCGTTATCGTCTGTGATGTTCGCAAACGTCAGTGACAAGCGACTGTTTGTCCGTTGGTTGCCGTAACGCACGCGCACCACAGCCCCATTCTGCGCCTGGAACTGCGTCTCAGGGAAAACGCCAGGTGTGTAAGACCTTGCGCTAGGCACCAGTGCCGGAAAACTAATCGCGGTCATTTGCGTCCGGCAAGAACTGACTTGGGTCTAGGTTGATTGTAGCTAGCGAACCAATGGACGTTAAGGGCTGGTGCGTACCAGTTACATCGACGTAGCCCTCATCATCAACAGTCAGGCTGTCGATCCGATAAACACGCTTCAATTCATTCTTCATTTTTAAGGTAAAAATTGAGTTGAAGAAGGTATCGTCCCCTGTTTTCATGCCAGCCACAGGCATAATTCCTTCAATAACATTTTGTTCCCCTGAGCGAGGCTTCCAGTAAAAAATTTCGTAATCGGGCGCATCAATTAATTCTGATGTAGCAGTGATGTTTCCTTCGCCATCGACGCTGCCATTGTAAAAACGGTTTGTATGCGTTGCATTTGATATAACTTTTATGTATTCGCCAGCCCCAAGAGCCATCGCAGAACTTGGCGTAGTCTTAAATCTTATGGTGTGGTCAATATGCTTGCGAGTTGTCAAAGCGTATTGAGCAATTGTCTGTGCGTGAGTGCGGTTAGTGCAGAAATTAGTTAGGTCAATAGCATCCTCTGGGTCTGTCTCTGATCCGCCGAACGAATCTTTAAAACGAAGGCGCAATGTTTTTTGCTCTGAAAAACCGTTTGGCTCTTCTTCCCGATAAGTTACAACTGTTTGTGTTAACTGTCGCTCTTGCGTAGCTAAAAAATTTATCTGCATGTCTCTCATGTTGCCGTCAGTAAATAAAGCCTTAACTTGCGTATTTATGTCTTGAGCATGTTCAATTTTATGGGTGCTGCTGTTGTAAGGAACTGAGGGAGCTAAAGAAAACTTGCCTCCAACAATTTTAAAGTCAAGCAAGTTAAAAGCAGCGTGCTGGTGTATGAACTCGCGCAGCGCCACCTTGTCTTCAATAATTCCATCGTATGTGAAGTTGTTTGCGTGGCAGAACTTGGCTGCAATAACCATTGCATCACGATCCACGGTCTCTACTGGAACCTTTTTGCCTGCACCAATTCGCTTATTAACAAGCAAGTTGTAAGCAATTTCTGCAAAATTGTTAGTTGAAGCCGTCAAAGGGGATGTTAGGTCTTTACCAGCGTCGTCAATCAGCCGCTCAACTTTGATGCCTTGCTTTACGTATGCCGTTAGCTGGCCCATAGAAGTCCAGTCACGCCCAGCTAATACGCGCAACCCCAGCAACGACAAATCCTCGTATTGAACCCTGATAGGAACGTTATTTGTATCTTCGCCGGGTCGAATTAGTTCATTTACAAATACAACCTGATGTTCTGGCCCGTCTTGATGGCTGGTTTTTTCAAGCTCGTATTTAGGAAAATCTGCGATTGCATCTAATGGATTTAGATGCTCTCGTCCAGGGACTTCAACCGTTTGATCACGGACAGATTGAATTTGGATGCTTACCTCAGTGCCATCGCCAAAAGTGTGGGTAAGAACTTCATTTTGTTGATACCCAGAGCCACCGTTGCTTACAAGCCATTGCCACTTGCCCGGACCAAAGCTTGAGGCATTGATTGCAAGACCAGTTCCGCTACCCCCAGATAATGAATATTCAGCAGGCTCGCCACCTGACGCAAAAGCTCTTTCATTAATT